CATCACCGTGTCGTCGTACACGAGTTCCAGGCCTTTGCCATTATCCTGCAGTACTGACAAAGTGAACTTGGTATCTGATGCTCCGTCTTCTTTGAATGATGGGTCTACACCTGTTTCAAACCATGGCTGTTTTAGTGTCTCTATAGTTTCAGGGGATAGTTTTCCCATGATTTCGTTAAGAGATGCATATGTAGTATGTGCCGCGCTGTCACCTCTCAAACACAGCAGGAGAAGATATGAGGGCTTGTACGGGTGGAATGCCGTCTCTGTGTGTAGAGCCAGTTCCACCTTGGATGATGAACTGATTTGCTCAGTCTCATTCTTCTTGACTGGCAGCAGGTTCTGAATCAAGGCACCCTTTTGCTCTTGGATGTATCCGATTGGATACCCAAATTCCCGAGCGTGTTTGAGTAGTACTTGAGTTGCTTGCATGTCTGGTATGCCGTAAGGAGACGCAGGGGTGGGCGGAATTTCTCCGATGTCTAGACCCCTGAATAAAATAAGACTCATCTTGCAATTCCCGTTAGATTTATCTAAGATTCAAACACATCTGAGAGCATGCTGCCTTCTGCTCGCAAATTGAATCCGCTTGTTCGGTTGTAGTGCAGCCACTGAATATCGTCAATCTTTAGGTCATTGACAATCTTCAGTATGGTCAACTCAACATCTAGGCTGCCCGATGTGTAGACATCAATTCGCACATGGGCTGGGGTTGGCTCATCAAAGATGTGGACCGAGATATGTGAGGTATCCAGCATGAGCGAGCCGATAAGTCCTCGCGCGCCCGCGCGCCTGGAGTAGCGCACGCGCGTGCCCCCGAGACGATGAACGCCGATTGTCTCTGCTGTATCTTTGAGGAACCTGCGCAGTTGTCGCTTGCTGGTGATTGGAAATGCCGTTTCGGCATTAATCATCAGATGATTATGAGCGTACTTCTTCCTCGCCATATGGATTTTCCGCTTTCTTGATGCAGTCGTTAAGGGTCAATTCCGCCCAATAAACAAACTCTTTTAGGTCGGTTCCTGGGAACTGCAATCGTAGTACATGCTGAGCCACCATGCGGTTATTAATTGCATCGCCCCTGTAGATATCAACTTCTGTTCCACCAGCCCACCGTGCAGACCAGACATCCTTGCCATCACCAAAAATATCTATGGATACTTCGTGGGTGTCTATAACTTTCATAACGGCTCCTGTAGTCGGTTAGATTTATCTAACTTGCTGTGTACTGAGTTTGTTGATAATTGCCTTTTCAAGCATATACGCATGTTCGTATTCGTGGCGCATTGCATCAAAATCCCTGAATTCTGCCCAGTAACTCATTTTAACTGCCGTTTTTCGCCATAATTCAATCAAATTCGCCGCATTTGTCGCATCGTCGTGCATGAGGCACTTAGTGACAGGATTTTTGACTCTGTCCAAGAAATCTTCATAAGTGATTTCAGTCATTGATTGTCGCCTTTTCGTATGCCTTAAGTGCAACAAGCATTAAATCATTGAAGCGTTGAGCAGAAAGGGTGTCGTACACATCGGGCTCATAATCATTTGGGTCAAAAGTGCTCTGAAAATTATATTCTTTTCCAGGATTGCCTTCTGTTTCGTTATCGTCGCACCAGGTTCGTTGGTCTTGCCTGTACTGCCTGGAATCATGGTCGGGGTGACGCGACTTCCATTCATCTCGTAACCGAAGTCGCTCTGACAGGTCATCAGAATAACTCTTCAATCTGTCAAATGATTCTTTTGCAAAATTTTCGCTCATTTCTTAGCCGCCTGTTCGTAAACTTCCATCGCATCGTGTGGATTGCCTTCAACCAAATACTGATGCATCACTCCAGCAAGATTGCACCACTTTTCCGTCTCTTCTCGCGCTTGGCCAGCGATTGCTTTCCAGCGGTCGCGTTCAAATTCAAGGCTAAGTGCTTTCTTTGCCATAATTTCTGATTCAGATTCCCAGCCTTCAACTTCATTATTTGTCAGTTTGGTGGCGATTTCTTTCCACTTATCGCGCTCGTTCTCTGCGTCTTTGAGTTGGCGGAATGTTTCCATATCCATTTTCGCTATTTTTGATTTATCCATCATTTCCCTCGTTTCGTATTCTGCTTGTGCACCGCACTTACCAGTTCCCTCGTAGGAACATTGAGCCTTCCATGGCGTCATGTCGTAAACATCACACCAGGAAACTCCACACTTTTCTGTTTCTGCTTCGTACATTTTTACTCCCACCACCCACCATCTTGCTTGTTATTCAAAAACTCAACAAGAGTGCTGAATGGGATAAGAATATCTTTTGGGGCGCTATAAAACCACTCGTTTATTTCTCGTTTTTTGTCAAATGCGCTGACTTTTCTCCACCTGTCATATGTCTTTGGGGAGATGCAAACTATGCCGTGAGATATTTGTGAAATCAAAACATATGCTGCTGGTTTCTTGACCTTTGCATCGTAGCCAGAAACGGTATCAACAAAAAGAGAATTGAATGGATAAGAAAGAACATTGTCAGTGAAGTCCCTGGTTGATGATTTGACTTCAAGACAGTTTTCGGACCAGTCAAAAACAATGTCTTTTTCGTACTTGGTCATAAATTCGCGCTCTTCGTTGCTCTTGGCGATTTGTACTTCAGTTGCGCGGCAGCGAACACCGTTGTCATTCAGTCGGCGGGCAACTTTTTTGGCCCAAGTTCCACCCTCGTAGAAAGAATTCACATAGTCAAACGCCATATTTTCAGTCGTACCTGTTGTTGTATAACATGTCCATTACTTCGTCTGGTTCAAGCAGAAAACCTCGTGTTGGATTGTCCGAATTGCGAGCAAAATCACCCTTTGTTTCCTCGTTAAAACGGCCTGGATTGGCGCGCAAGTATCGCTTTAACCGCTCAACCGAAACAATCACGAATGCTTCGCCAAGCGAGTAGATGTAGACCCACCATTGCGCTGTGGTTACATTGATTCCAGACTTTTTCCATCCCCTGTTATACGGGTTTTGGTCTGTTTCCACCACCATCCTGCCATTGCGATATCTATCGGTTTTTACTTCGCTTGAACCTGATAGCAGGCTCTGAAAAAACTTCTTTACCGACTCTTCGCCTTGTTGACCAAACGCAAGGTCGGCATCAAAATTAGGGCTGATATCAAAGCCAGGGTTATAACCGCTCACTTTTCATCGGCTTCTTTTGTTACGCACTCCCAGCCGCATGCAGAGTAGCCAATTGCGTCTTTCCAATGGTCTTCATTTTCTGGAGTCCATGTAAGACGAGCGGTCTTTAGTAGGTTCATCATTGCCGCAACATCGTGCGGCTTGACAATCAACTTGCCGCGCCTGTGAATGGTGCGTTCAAGGTATGTCTGCCAGATATCAACTAGTATTTCGCCACGAATATTCATGGCTGGAGCCTACCTAGTTATTTGCATCTATGTGCATATTCAGGACCCCATGCGCACGGGTCCCATGGGTCCCATCCAGCGAGTCTGAACAGTTCCCGCCCAACCTTTAGGTTGTTTACGGGGTCAAGCAGGTCTTTTTGCTTGCAGAACCCAAACTGAACACAGGCAATGGCGTTTTTGTTGCGACTCATGTCCCAATTAATGCCGTTAATCTGAAGCAGACCAGAGTCTGACTTATTTGTTGCTCTGGTGTAGCCAGTGATGTTGCAGTTTTCGTCAACGATGGAACTACCAATGCGATTTGGGCAACCACCCGACTCGCGTAAGATGATTTGACCCAACTTTTTCCAAGTCTTTTTAGGCCAACCAGCCTCGGCGGCTAGTTGAGGAAGCCAGGAAATATCCCCATGGGCAAACACGATTGGTTGCTCCGATTGGGCCCGTCTTTCCTCTTGTTTTTGCAACAATTGCGCTGATTGGGAGGGTTCTCTCCATGAATCAACTGTCGGCACTGATGCCGCCTCGGCTGGTATTGCTACCCCAAGGGTGAAAAAAAGTAAAGAAATTCCCCATCCAGTAATTGTTTTCAATTTTCTCTCCTGCTGTCGGTGGATATGTCTGCGGTGTCCTAGTAATTACCGCGCTATGTATCTTTATCGCAAGTACATCTAGTTTATCAAATGATTACAGGCTGATTACAACTTCTGCGAATTTCCCTTAAAATACTTGACAAATTCGTCACCATCAATGACGATTTCAGGTATTGATTTCTCAATTTTCAGCAGCAAATCAACGACTTCGGTGATTTTGATGAAGTTTCTTTTGCCCGCAATGGACCTGGAAAGCAAGTCCTGAATGGATTCGTCTATTAGTTCATAGATATTGGTCATATTCTCACCCTAGCGCGAAAGTTGCGCCATCAAAACCCGAAATAGTGTAGTTCGCCTTTCGGTAGATTTATCCGATAGTATGTCTGCATGGCACATAACATAGAAATTGGAAAAGACGGACGCGCCAAGATGGCGTATTCAAATAGAGAGATTCCATGGCACCGACTTGGTAAGCCAATGGACAAAGACGCCCTGACAGCAGAGGAAATGCTCGTAGCCGCTCAGGCAGACTTTGATGTGGTTTTGGCAAGCGTGGCTGCGATTGACGCAGAAGGCAATATGCTGCGCAATCCAGACGGAACCCCAGTCGTAATTGACGACTCCAGGGCCACCGTGCGAGTTAACCCGAACGGAACATTTGATGGTCTGTCAACAGTGGGCACTCGCTTTGTTGTTCAGCAAAATCGTGAGGTTCTGGACCGAGCACTGGATGTCGTTGGCGCTTCCAAAGGGGACGCCGTAGTTGACACCGTTGGAGTCCTTGACGGCGGTCGTGAATTCTTCGCCTGTATTGACTTGGGTGGGCTAATTATTGACCCAACTGGGGTTAATGACCAGATTGAGCGCTTCCTTCTCGTCCGCAACGGGCATAACGGAAAGACTCCAATCACCTTCGCAAACACCTCAATTCGTGCTGTATGCAAGAACACCGTTATCGCAGGCTTAGACGCCGCTAGGAGCGTGTTTACGGCACGCCACACCCGTAATGCGGACTCTGCGATGGAAGAAGCACAGACGGTTCTGCGCATGTCTACAGAGTGGGCTGCAGAATTTAGTCGCACAGCAGAAAAACTGCTCGCAATCCCAATGAATCCAGTAAAAATTGACAAGGTAATTTCTACTGCTTTTCCAAAAAAGACGCAAGAAACACAGCGTCAAGAGGAGAATCGCGAGCAAGTTTGGGCAATTGTTAGAGACATCTACAAGAACTCAAACAATGCTGGCGGGTACGGTGAAAACGGCTGGTCAATGCTTAATGCAATTGGCGAGTATCTTGACCACTATCGCGATGCAGACATGCTTGACCGCGCAAATGCGTCAATGAACATGTACTCATGGGTTTCAAAGACCAAGGTTCAATCTGAAAAATTTATTCTTTCGCTAGTTTGACATTGCGTAATGCGATAATGTTCATGTCGCGCAAATATTTTTGTCAAACGAGATTGGATATCTATGTCAGATTTTAATGACGGGGAAGAAATTCCAAGCAGAGACGAGTTTTTGGCGTTTCTCAGTGACTTCATTGCCAGTGCGCGCAAGTCAGACGAAATGTTTCGCTCTAATTACTGCGGCATGGTCGTCAACAAGGTCTATAACGACTTTGGGTATGAAGGTCTTTGTAACCTGATGATGGCAATTGATGACAGAGCACATTGGATTTCGGACATTTTGATTGAAAATTCCGATTTAGATGAAATCATGTTCGCGAAGTACGGGTTTTATGACTCAAAAATTACAGAGAAGGCTCGCAATACGCAAGCAATGCTTGAGTTGAACGGAAAAATCTGGAAATTGCGTCGTCGTTACGCGAAGTTGATTGTTGAAGAACTAATTAACGGCAGCCCAATGGAAGAAGAAGAGGCGAGATGAGCGGATTAGCGCGTCATAAAGTCGCTAGTTCAATATGGAATCGCTTTATTGACAAAACATTAGGCATGTCCGATGATGAAATTTCGGAATGGGTTAAAAACAACTACCCAAACGGCGAAATTAAGAGTAAAAAAGACAGATTTGGCAAAACAATATGGTTTGTTGATGTGTCTTCAATCAATTTGGCATTTCCCGCAGGGGAATAACACCGTTTTTTCTTACAAGAAGTTTTTTGCGTCAAGAACAACGCCGTAAATCTTCTCAAAATCTGCGCAAAGCGGCTTGATTGACTGCGGTGTTCCGTGAGTCGTGTAAACCCTTGTCCCCAAGTGTGCGGGAGGGTACATTTTGAACTTATTGTTCTTGTTTATTACCGTAAACCCGATTTTTTCAATTTCTCTTACAAACTTCATGATTGATTTATTGCCATGGACTCTTGCCATTTTTTACCTCGTTAACTAGTGATAGTACGAGTTACTGTCTACAGGCAAAAATCAAAAATGACAACCCTAGGGCGTGTGCTTACGCCCTACTCTGGCTTCATGAAGTCTGGTGGAGCAATCTTTACCTCGTCTGGGCGCAGGGAAAAGGCTCTGCTTGCCTTTTTTGCATCGTCCTCTGAGATTTGAGTTGGGGAAATACCAAGAATGCCCGCCATACGCGACCTAAAGGTCTTTGACGAGCGGTTCTTGCTCATGATTACTTGGACAGCCAACTCCGCAGGCGCTTGAGAATGCCCTTGCGCTCAGCGATAGCAATTGCTTCGTTGATTTGCTGGGTGACTTTTTCGCGAACTTCCTCAAGTGCTGCTGGAACTTCAATGGTCACTTCTGCTGTTACTTTTTTTGGAGCAGCCTTCTTCTTTGGCGCAGCCTTTTTCGCTGGAGCCTTCTTAACTGCTTTTTTTGCTGTTTTCTTTTTAGTTGCCATAACTATGAACCCTAGCCTATTATCCGCCACCAGCGGTGAAACTATTGCTAGTGTTCGTTGGTGGATTTATACGAAGATAGTTTTTCAAAAATTGCATTGACACTTACGGCGACCCAGGTTGCCAAGGGGCAAATCGTCAAAGAAGACGGAATTGGCGAGGAACTGGCCTTCAACTTCTTTGCCTGGCGCGATTCTGTCCCAAAAATATGCGCCCAGTTAGATGCTCAGTACATGAAAGAAGTGCCTGGGGAGAGATTCCTAAGGTGCGTTGATTTGGTCAAAATGTTCCGCTTAAAACTAGGCATGGATGCGGTGACATTTATTGCTGAGGGGTATGTGTCAAACGAAAAACACGAAAAGCCGCTGCCAGAAGCATTTGTTGAAAACGACCCCGATGTGCACGAGTGCCTAACGATAATGCATTGCGAGATGCGCCCTGGTTCGGACACTCCAGACATCTATCTTTTTGCGATGCCGTACGAATACAGAGTCGGCCGCGAAGTGGTTTGGGGAAATCTAAGGTCGTTCTCTCAAAATGCCGCCGAAGTTGTGTCAACATATTCTTACCCAAAAATGTTATACACAGTTTTAAAATACCCCTGTGGAGAACCTGTGGATAATCTTGACGAAGAGATGGTGGAACTTTTGCTAAGCACTGGATTCCATATCCAAGAGTTTTAGTGCCCTCGGGTGGAATTGAACCACCGTGTACCCCTACGGTTTCCACACCTTATAAGAGTGAGCCGATACGAGGGCGTATACTGTTGTTATGACCTTTTACCGACAAGATAGTTTTTCGCAATCATTTGTCGGTGGGAACATACCACTCTCAAGAGCCGATAGGCAACCATGCCCAGTGTGCGGGCACCCAACTGGAGATTGCATTGGTGAATCCAAGAAGCCAGAACATATTGCAGGCTTCAACCAAATTGAATCAATGAAATTGAATCAAACAGTTTTAGTTGAAGAAGATATTTGGGAAGAAATAATGTTGACACCTTTCACAAAGACAAAAATTCTCGTGTATCCAAAGGGCCGACATATTCCACTTGCCGAAGCAGAAAAATTAGGATTAATTTAGACTCTTTCAGTATTTGTCGGTAGTGTACACTCATTACCCACTCACAACTAGACAAGGGCCTATCATGCTTGAACAATCATTTGTAGATTCGTATTCCCTAAAATCAGCCCCATGGGGTTTTAATGGCCTTGGCGAGATTGTTTTCTTGCGCACCTATAGTCGCAAGAAAGAGAATGGCGACACCGAACTCTGGCATGAGACTCTTCAGCGCGTAATCAACGGCGCAATTGAAATTGGCGCCCAGTTGACTGATGAAGAAGCGCAAAAACTGTTTGACCACTGCTTCAATCTGCGCTGCTCATTCTCTGGTCGTTCGCTCTGGCAACTAGGAACCCCACTTGTAAAGAAACTCAACGCAACTTCGCTTAACAACTGCTACTTCACAAACATTGAAAAGATTGAAGATTTTGAGTTGTTGTTTGAGTACCTGATGCTGGGTGGCGGTGTTGGTTTCTCCGTGGAGCGCTCAAAGATTCACGATTTGCCAAAAGTAAAAACTGGAGTAACGATTACTCATGAGCGTTCAAATGACGCTGACATCATTGTTCCAGATTCGCGACAAGGTTGGAAGCGTTTGCTACACGCCGTACTTAAGTCGTATTTCCATACTGGAAAATCATTTTCATACTCAACAATTTTGATTCGTGAATACGGCGCACCATTGAACACATTCGGTGGCACTGCATCTGGCCCTGGCGCATTGATTGATGGCATCAAAGATATTTGTGGAGTGATGGATAACCGCGTTGGCAAGAAACTGCGCTCAATTGATGTTCTTGATATTTGCAACATCATCGGTCGCATCGTCGTATCTGGTTCTTCGCGCCGTTCTGCGCAAATTGCAATGGGTGACCCAGATGATGTTCTTTTTCTTCGTGCGAAGAACTGGGGTTCTGGAAATGTTCCAGCATGGCGAGCAAACTCCAACAACAGCATCTACGCCGACTACTACGAAGAGATTCAACCAGAACTCTGGAAGGGCTACGACGGAACTGGCGAGCCATACGGCTTGCTGAATCGCCGCCTTGCTCGTCGCTATGGTCGCGTTGGAGAGGTGAATGTGGACAACTCAATTGAGGGATTCAACCCATGTGCGGAAATCGCACTTGCCGACGGTGAATCATGCAACTTAGCAACATTGTTCTTGCCAAACATTGAGTCATACGAGCAGTTTGTTGAAATTTCAACACTTCTCTACAAGGTTCAAAAGCAAATTACCCGCATGGACTATCCATACGAAAAGACAACTTCAATTGTTCATAAGAACGCTCGTCTTGGACAGTCAGTAACAGGAATCTTGCAGTGTGACCCACAGAAACTTGAATGGCTCAGCCCTGGATATGTCGCGCTCAAAGAATTTGATAAGAGTTTCTCTGATGCGAACAACATTCCAGCATCGGTCCGCTTGACGACTGTTCAGCCGTCTGGAACACTGTCGCTGCTCCCAGGAGTGACTCCAGGAATCCACCCAGCGTACGCTCGCTTCTACACTCGCCGAGTTCGTTTTGGCTCGTCTGACCCGCTTGTAGACGCTTGTCGCAAGCGTGGATACAAGGTTCAGTGGGACATGGGTCTTGATGGCAGAGAGGACCACACGCGCTATGTCGTTGACTTCCCGTGCGAGTCCCCAGAGGGTTCTGTCCTTGCAGCAAGCATGACCGCTGTTGAACAACTTGAGTGGGTCAAGAAGATGCAAACCGAATGGGCGGATAATGCTGTTTCGGTCACTGTTTACTACCGCAAGGAAGAACTCCCAGCAATTCAAGAGTGGCTCTCAAAGAACTACGACAAGAGCGTTAAGTCCGTGTCGTTCCTCTTGCACAGTGACCACAACTTCGTGCTCCCTCCGTACGAGGAGATTTCAGAAGCGGACTACCGTAAGGCAATTGCAAAGATTGATACATCAATCCCACTGGTTCAGCGCTCATTTGATGGCCTGATTGAGATGGACGATTGTGCAACTGGAGCATGCCCGATAAAGTAGTCGCATGACTAAAAAACTCATTGACCTCTACCCAGTCGTAATACGAGAGGCTCGGTACGGGGGGACATACGAGGGCGCCAAATGGATTGCATTCCCTGAATGCGACGAATTTACTGAAGCAATGAATGATTACTTCTACGGCGACGACTGCGATGCGATTGACCTGTTTACCGACGAGTACAAAAAGACCGTTGGGCTTGGTGTTAGTCCAGACCACGCATATGCAGACCTGTGTTACAAGAATGGAATACCAATAGACCTTCTTGAAGATTGGTATCCCCTATAGTGATTGCGGCCATCTAATTTAGAGATATTTCAATGAGTTTGTATCTCTGCAAAAGATTGCTGGCATAATTCATGCCATGGAATTTATTATTTTTTTTGCTGTAGCGATGATTGTGATTGGCTCACTTCACGCATTTGTTATGAGGTCGGTTAGCAGTTACGACGGTTATGGCGTACGAGATAATCATCGGGATTGGCGTGAGTTCCAATCAACCAAAACAGGGCTGTATCAATAGTTATTTTTTGTCACCATCAAAAGATGTGACATCGTATTCGTAACTGTTGTCGTCTGATGTGAGCCACTTGCTTCCATCCTCAACACCCCAGATGTAGTCGCTAACCTCGCGGTCAATCAGGTGGACGCCCTTTTTCGTCGTATGCGAAGGGTCCCAGAGGTGAACTCTGTTGTTTGGCTGTATCGCGAAATTGCCATCTTCTCGCAGGATTACATGGCCACATTTGTGATTGGCGGAATTTATTGAGTAGTTGGAGTCAACGATGTTGTTATCTGGGTGGTGCCAGTCAAGGGTGAATAGATACTTGCCGTTTACTTCTTTTTTATGACGGTCTATGTATGTCATTGACCTTCCGCGCATGTGCTCAAATGTTGTGACTGTTATGTAAGGGGAAAAGCAGTTCCACATAACCAAATCATGAATGTCAACTTCAGGGCTGTCTTCTTTCATGCAAAAAGCACTTATCGGTGCTCTCCACCAAACCCCACCATCTTCCATTAGGAAGTGGAAAACTGGCGCCCTATCGGTGATGGAGGCAACACCAAAAATCACTACTGGGAACTTCAATTCATGGCTATCAATTTGATTTCTTAAATGGTTCCCCCTAACCATGCAATGTATTGGGGGTGTATTCGCGTTTAATTCTGGCACTGTTTACTCCTCGTCGTCTGGAATACCGTTGCCGTCCTTGTCTTCCGTGTTGCGACCAGTTGAAATCATCAGCCCAGCAAGGGTTCCAGTAATGAATGTTGCTACCGACGATAGCACGCTAAAGAACATCTTGTCGTTTTCGGCTTGAGCGCCAATCGGCTGCGTTACGAATACGAGTGCGTACAGAACTCCGATTGTGGTGAGCGTAAGGACTCCTGCAAGAACACAGCCGACTACAAACTTGAGGCGAGCGTCTAGTTCTGCTGGTGTAAGTCTGTTCTTCATGGCGCCACTGTCTCCTCTACTGGAATCATTTCTACGGTTGTTTCTGTTGGGTCCCATCCAAGCAAGGTTTCTGTGCAGTTTCCATCTACTTCGCATATTGGTGGCTCACATTCCCTTGTTCCCCAGTTATCAGGGTCTTGGCATGAATAGCGATACTTGCCGTCATAGCCGCAGGCTGAAACTGCAATCAGCATGATTGGAAGCAGTTTAATTAATCGTGTTGACTTGTGCATGCACTGGCACCCATCAATTCGGCGCAAGGACAATCGTTCGCGCACCAAGTTTCACAACTGCAATGTGCACATTGGCACTCAGACTTTTCGTGTCTACCGAACATCATCTGCCTTTGCTTTTGACGGCTTCCTGTCAACCTTATTGAAGACATCGTTGATTTCTGAAGCGGAAAGTTTTCCGTCCTCAAGGAATGCGCGTGAAAGGCCTTCAATCACTACCGCAACCCCTCCAATTCCAGCCATGAAGACAGCCTTGAGTACTGGAACACCAGCGATAGTTCCTGCACCGATAACACCAAGACCAGATGCGGCGAAAGTAGCAAGAATTCTAAGTGAAACATTTACTAATAAATCTTTTTTCATACAAACATTATCCCACAAATGCAAAAGCCGCCAACGAAATTAATCGCTGGCGGCTTTTGAACCCGAGGAGGATTTAATTAGGCTTGTACGCCACCATCGTGACCGCCACGGAGTACGGCGATGTCGTACTCGTTCTGGCCAGTCTGGTCTGCGCTCTGGTCTACAACCAGTGTTACTACAAGGTTTGCACCAGCGGTGCTAGAACCAACTGCAGTCACATCAACTTCAACAACATCGCCCTGAGCGAACATGTCTTGTGCTGCAACAAGTGTTCCTGCTGCGCTAACCGCTGCTGCTGCGATTGAAACTGCAGCCTTTACAGTTGAGCCAGTCTTGACATCAAGCGTAAGAGCCGAACCAACTGGTGCGGTTCCAACTGCTGCTGTTACGCCAACAAGGCGGCCGCCGAATGGCATACGCATTGCAACTGCGCTTGTGGTTGCGATAGTTCCAGGAACCTGGAGGTTAATAGTGGTTGGTGCTGCTGCGGACATTTCTGCTCCTTGAGTTTTGAGACTTTAACTTGTAGGTCAATTCTAACATAGTGAAACTAGTTGTTTTTGAACTCTGACCATGTCTTATCGCCGACGCCAAAGTATTCTCTGGCATAGCCAGACTGGATAATATCCTTATTTAGACAGGCTGTTGTTGGGTCGTCAATTTTGTCTGAAGTGTAGATTCGCGCCAGAATTCGTCCATATTTGTCGTTTTTATCTGGAATTGTGTTGACAAATACCCACTTGTGCTTTGTTAGCCAATCGCTCGTATATGCCTTCGCCTTTAAGCCCATCTCTTTTTCGGCTAGGTCTTTTGTGCGCGATTCGGGTGTGTTCACGCCGTAAAGTCTTACTCGTATTTTGTGATGAATATTAAAACCCAAGTCAATCATCAGGTCAATGGTGTCGCCATCAATTACACCCAGGACAGTTGCCCCATACCAAAAGCGTTGCATCAGTCCTTCTTCTTTGAGTTCTGGTAGCGCTCAAGCATGCGACGGCCTTTTGCTGCGAGCGCTGCTGCGTCAGATGCGTCTTGTGGCACTGGTTCGCCCCATGCGGCTGCAGACAGCGCCAATCGCGTTGGCTTGCCATTGTCGTCCTTCATTGGCCCTGATGGGTTTGTGAAGAAGCGTGTTAGGAATGAACCCTTGCGGCGCATTTTCTCAGGAGTATCTGCTGCACCTCTTACACCTGGCTTTAGGTTTGCCCCTTCAGTGCGTTTGAAGTGAGCACGGCCAGCAGCGGTTAGTCCACCCTTTGGGTCTCGCAGGCGTGGTTTTTTTGCTCCTTTTTCCAATATCTCAGAGTCTTCGGCGTCTTTTTCGCCAGTCCTGTATCCGCCTCCGCGTTTCTTATACTCACGCACAAGCCATGCGTTTGCATATGCTGAAGGGTAAACATCAAATTTTCTTTTTGCTTCAGCCTTTACTCTTGCATAGAGTTCTGGATTTGTTGGTATTGCTGCTTTTTCTTCAATATCAAATACTTCAGAATCTTTTTTCTCCGTAGAAACATAGATTGGCTTTTTGTCAACTCGGGTTTCTGTTGATTCTGCGCGACGCTTCCTTCGTACTGCAGATGCAATCTCTTCTTGCGTCATTTTCGCTGCCCGTGAGGCTGGGACGCATTTGGGATATTTGCCGCTTTCTGCATCGTCGCGACCGCAAGGCTCAAATCCGCCGCCTTTTTTGGGTCTTGATATATCAACCCATTTTTCTTTAAACCATTTGTCTAAAGATTTTTCTTCGCCATCAGGATGAATTGCTTTTTCTTGCCTTGCAAGCGTCTCTGCGATACTGTTGATATCGCGTGGATTTTTTGCACGACGAGTTCCTTTTTTCTTTCGGCCCATCATGTCAACGCCAGTTGCAGTTGTGCCTCTTAGGATTCCGAAATTAGACATCACAAAATTTCTCGTTCGTCAATCCCATATTTCTTTGCAAGAGCCTTTGCGTTTTGGATGCTCCGCTCTTCGGCTTGCTGCTGGCGTTCGTAGAAAGCCGTTACACGCTCTTTTGCTTTTTCTGGATTCTTTGCTGCCCACTCTGGATTAAATGTCACCATTGTCGCGCATCCTTCTTCCTTCACGGTTCTTTTTTTTCTTAGAAACTTCTCTTAGCGCTCTTCCGCCAATGTCATTAACCCATGTGTCAAAGTCGTCGGGGACTCCGCGTGAGTTGAGTGCAAACTTTGCGTACTCGCTTGTAAAATCTTCGTCTTTTGGCCTGTTTGGCATAATTACAATTCTATACCTTAAGCGTTGCCGCCATTGGAGAGTCTTTTCATTGCGGTTTGCAGTTCTTTGCGGTTCTCTTTGCGAGAGTAGTGATAAAGAGTCGCTAAGTAAATTTCTTCTGAGTCTTCTTCTCCATCAGAAGCGAATACCGCCAATTGATGAGCGTCTTCCATCTGTTCTTGCGCCGAGTTGATTACAAGTTCGTTGCGCATGAACTGTATTTCTTTGTCAGTAAAAACCTTTTTGCTTTTCATAAGATAAGTATAGACCAAACAGTTTGATGCCTATAAAGCAAAAGCCCCACGCTTTCCATTGCTGGAGGCGTGGGGCTAAATGCTTAACTAAGCGTTAGTTATGCGCTTGGTGCTGCGTCAAACGACACCTTCACGAACGACTCTGGACGCTTTACAGCCAACGCGAGGCGCTGTTCTGCAAGAATCACAATTGCGTTGCGGA